TTCTTGGAAACTAACACTTTCGCCAAATCCTTTACACAGGAACTTAGGAATGAAACGGACCTCAATGTTCACGATTTTACCACCACTAGAAAAAAGAAAGAGGAAATCATCTTAAACTTACAGATGAATATAGAGAATCATAAAATCATTTTCCCTAGAGGGAACGAAGAAAGTAGAAGGGTCACAGATAACATTTTAGAGGAATTATCCATGTTCGCCATCACTGATAGCGGAAGGTTTGAAGGTGTAGGCGCACACGATGATTTGGTTATGGGGCTTGCCCTTGCTAATGCGGCTACTCATCAATTATTGGACCATTTTATTTTAATTGACGATATGGATATTTTTGGGACGCAAGATGCAAATAAAGATTTAATTGGAGGTGGAATACTTGGTCTTAACTTCTAATAAATTACGTGAAGCGGCTGATGAGTTAGAGCCTCTTGAAGAACAGGAAAAACAAATTAAAGATAAATTGGGTGTAGAAGAAAAGTGGTTAAGAACCCAACCAATTTCTGACGAATATGAGATTGCTACTAATATGGCAAAGAAATTTAATATGAATCTTAGTCAAGTCAAAAAGAAGTTAGAAGAATATCCTGAAGATTGTGTTTGTGAAGATAAAGATATTCCTAAATTGGTTAAAGAGTTACGAACTTATCGTAGAAAGGTTAAAGGGGATAATAAATTTAAATTAACAAAGGGGATTGAAAATTTAATCAATTCATATACTTCTTACTTAAACGATTGTATAAAATCAATTTATTGGTTAGATAAGTATAATTACCCACTTAAGCAAATGAAATTTGATGAGGGTGATTTAAAGAAAATTCATTCCATGAAGTCATATGATTCCCGTTCTAATTTAGTAGATGTTCTTTGTAAATATTGGGAGGCAGATTTAGAAATTAAGAGCGTTACTTATTCTCCAGAATACTCTAAATTATCTAAACAGATGAAAGATGCTAGAAAGGAATTTAGAAAGATATTAAAAGATATCCCTCATCAATCTGTTAGAAAAAATTTAAATAGTCAAGTGAATGATTTTATTAAAAAGTCAGTTTGTGATAATCCTGGAATATCTTCTAGAGAGATACATGATAGAATGCCAAGTAAATTATACAAACTTTGTTCTCCACAAATTATATCAAAGCATATTAAAAAAATAGGCATAACTAATATTAACGGTTCTAATTATAAATTACCAGATGAGATTAAAAAAGACCTTTATGCTTATACTGCTTCGTTTATTGATTCTGATGGTTATATTACAATGGATAAAAGTTTTAATCCTAGAGTCGGTTTAGTAGCAACAGGTGATAGAGGAAAGGCGTTTATGATTCAAATTCAAAAGGAATTGGGTATTGGAAAATTACATCTTGACCAAAAATCTCCACAAGGAACTAGACCTGTTAATAGATTAAATTTTTATTCTCAGGCAGAATGTCATGAATTACTTACGAAGTGTAGACCGCATTTTAGAATGAAAGGTAAGAACGCTGACTTGTTATTAGAATTAATTAAGATGAAACAGGGTTTCAAAAAAGAACCTTGGTATAAAGAACGTTGTGAAGAAATTTTTAAGTTAATGAAGTGGGAGAATCATAAAGACCATGTTGGTTATAACTTTGCTCAATATGGTATTGACCCAACAGTTGTTGCTAAATTGCATGATAATTGTAAGATGGATTTGATGTCTGAATTAGACACTATTGCTAAAGAGGGAGAGTGATGTGTGAAATGGTTGATTTGCATATAACGAAATTAACTTGTTCTGAAAGGTCACCATATTTGAAAGATTGGTGTCATATTTGTAGAGTTGAAGGTTTGGAGTGATAGTTGTGTGGTTTAATATATTAAAAAATGAAAGGAGATTTACAAGAGAAGATAGAGAAATGGATGAGGAAGCGGTTATGGAAGAAATGATGCGACAATGGAAAGAAACAAGATTGGGTCCACAATTAGACCCTAATGACCCATTAAGTAAAGATATTATTGATACTCGTGAAAAATTAAGCGATATAGAAGACAAAATGGTAAAATTACGGAATGAGTCTATTAAACTTAATGAAGAATTGCGGGTTAAATTATCAGAACTCAAAAATCTTAAAGAAAGGCAGGAGGAAGAGTAATGGTTGAAAAAAGAAGATGGTCTTTAAGAAATTTCTTTAAAAGAAAAACACCTGTTCCTGCTGACCGTGAGGTTTTTCAATTAGGTGTTCAAGAAAGAGAAGCAAACTATTTAATGACAACACCGTTGTTATTTAGCCTTGCTCACAATTCAGTTATTACGCGCACTTGTATTACACAATTAAAAAATGAAGTGTTTAGACGAGGATATGAATGGCGAAAGAATTTTTCTCATAAGTGTAAAGATTGTGGAAAAGAACATGAAAAGCCCGTTGAGATGTGTTCAGAATGTGGTTGCAGCAATTTAAGAAAGCCTGACCAAAAACAATTAAAGTATGCCAAAAATATGTTTGAGGGTTATGTTAATAAGTCTAACCAAATGTTGATTGATGTTCTTAAAGAATTAGAAGATGATTTGAATATTGTTGATGATGCTTACCTTGTTTTAGTTAAAGAGTATTTCTTAGATGGTAATGGTGAAATTAAATTACATAGAGTTAAGGAAATTTACCGTGCAGACCCTGTAACTATGGCTATTTATTCTGATGAGGTTGGTGAAAGAGGAACAAAAGGTTTTACTGCTTTAAATGATAGAACCTTTACAACTGAGAGTCAATTTGAATGTCACCCTGAAACAAATGAAACTTTATATCCTATTCATTATGTAAATCGTGTTCATGGTGAGGACCAATACTTTATTGAAGGGGAAGTGTTACATTTCAGTAAATATTCTCCAAGTAGAATGTATGGGCAATCACCAATCATTACATTATTTAATCATATTACTACTCTTATTGCTATGGAAAACTATGTCAATACTTCTTATACAAAAAGTCGTATGCCTAAAGGATTGCTTGCTGTTCAAACTAGAAACATTGAGTCAATGAGAACTTTTTGGCGAGCAGTTAAAGAAAAGATGGAAGAGGACCAACACTTTATTCCTGTTATGGGAATTGAAGCCGAAAATGGTAAAGGTTCTGTTGAGTGGATTAAATTTATGGATTCACTCAAAGAAATGGATTATGTTGCGGTTAAGGAAGATTTGAGAGATAGAATTGCTGCTTTCTATGGTGTTAGTAAAATCTTTATGGCCGACAGTTCTGCTAGTGGTGGATTAAATAATGAAGGTATGCAAATCCTTGTTACTAATCGTGCAGTAGAAATGGCACAGAATGTTTACAATCATTACGTATTCCCTTGGTTTGTTGGCGAATTCGGAATTACAGATTGGAAATTAGTATTACCCCCTTCAGAAGAAGAGGATGAAATTGCAGTAATGCGAAAGCGGGAAATCGAAGTTAATATCGCAGCATCAATTAAGAATCTAGGTTTCATTGTTGATATGAACGAAGATGGTGAATTTACATTCAAGAAAGAACCTCCTGCACCAATGGCGGGGAAACCGAAAAAAGACGATAAAGGTGGTAAAATAGAAACTGACCCTTATGCTGGAACAAACATTGATGCTAGTCAATTAGGTCAAATGCAAGAACAAATGGTTCAAGGTAGGCAAGATTCTTCCGGCGGGGCCACAAGGAATAAACCCTCTATGAGCGTTGGGCCGGATAAGAGAAGCACCGGATTACCCAAAGAAGCCGGAAATCAAAATGTTGATAAAAGAACTGAAAGAAGGTGATTAAATGAACTGGGAAGAAATACTTAAAAATAAGCGTTCTATTGATAGACGTGCTAAAAAAGTAGCAGGTGATAAATCCCAAACTAGACTTGATTTGGGAATACCTGTTCCAAAAGAAATGCGGGATAAAAAAGTTATTAAGCCGCGTAAACAAACTCGCAGCAAAACAGATAAACCAAGAATTCCAGAAAGGGACGTTGGTTCTGCTGACGCTTCTGATGTATTACCACCATTAAGTGAACTTCGGGCAGAAATGGTTAAAGACCCTAGAGGTTTATATGGTGATTTATCGGATAAGATTTTTAGATTAGCATCACTTGCTAGAAAAGAACCTAGAAGGCAAAAAGTTATTTTAGGACATATTAGAAAATTAATTAGAAAAGCAAATATCTCGGAGAGAAACTTATGAGTTGGAAAACAATAATTAAACAACCTCAATTAGAGGAAACCGGCGAAGCAGATGATGTTTCAGGAACTGTTGTATCTGGGCCAGATAGGGGTGAATTAGCACAAGCGGGCGTTAGAGTATCTGTTGGCACTTATGCTGACTTATTAGATGAAATAGGCCAATTATGGGTGCAAGCCAAAACAGCAAATACTATGGAACAAAAAGCTTTACTTGGTCAAATGAGAAAAAAGATTAGAGAGAAGAATATACCGGAGGCATGAATATGACAAATAGACAAGATATAGCAAAAATTCGTAGAGAATTACAAGAAACTGAGCGGTTGCTAACTTTAGCAGAACAGAAAAAAACAATTAATAAAAATATGGGTCCTGTATCATTACCTGATAAAAAGACCCATTTCAATGAAAGAACTTCATCGAATGATATTGATTATGTAGTTCATCTACCAAAGAAACAAAAGAGAACTGAAAACAAGTGGTGATTAAATGCTTGGTTGGTTTGGCATTCTTAAATATGTTGAGGATATTGATGAAGGCAGACAATTAGCGATGGATGATGACAATGCTCAATTAGCCGCACAACAAATGCAATTGATTAAAAACGGGTTTAATCAGATACATAAGTGGACCGGTTGGATTGAAGATAGTATTGAACAAAATGCGCCTGATGACCCACAATTACCTCAATTATTTGACAAAATTCTTAATGCGGTTTCTGATATGGAAAATTATCTTAATACTAAGTGATTATTATGACCACTCTCCTAAAGGCTTATTTGCTTGGGGTAAATGACCCCTTTCAATTAACAAAAATCTTTGTGGATGAACTCAGAAAAGAATTATCTATTCCTCAACAACAGGCTCTTAGAGCAGGTGAAGAAGTAGATATTGGTCGAGAATTTGGTATGAAATCTTGGGATGCGGATAAAAAAGCAATAACAGATAGCATTACAAATCTAGAAGAATTGATAGAAGAAGAAAAAGGACTTATTGAAGATAGAGCGGAACAAATCAAAAGTTACGAGAAATCGCGAAAATCAGCATCAGGTCAAAGAAAGGCCAGAATTACTAGATATTTAACTAAATATAAAAAATTTGTTGCTCAGCAAGATAAAGATGCTAGAACTAATATTAAAAGATTTCAAAAATATATTCGAGAAGATAAAAAAGAATTACAAAGTCTTGGAAAATTATATCAAGAAATGATGGGTTTTGCGGAAGGAGAATTTGAAGCCCAAGATAATGAAACAAAATTAAAACTCTATAAAAAAGCATTAAAGCATTTAAGTGATAGTATTGAAGAGCAAAGACAGGCTTTACAACCTGAAGGTAAAGAAGCATTAAGAGCAGAATTAGCAGATTTTAATGAGCAAGCATCAGCATTAGAAATAGTTTCTGAAGCGGAAAAAGTAAAAGTTAGGAAAAAAATTACTGCAAAACATAGAAAGGGTGAAACTCAAAACCTTTTAACTCGTCAAAAAATTAGCAATTTACAAGATAAGTATAATTCTACATTAGAATTAATAGCACAAATTGAAAGTCCTGGGGCTAAAACTGCGGTTAAAACTAAAACTCAGATAGAGCAGGAACTTTTAGAATTAGATAAAAAACATCAAAAACGTGCGCAATTCTTAGCATGGGAATTAGTGGGAATGACAAAACCTGAATTTGATGATAAATATGATGAACTTGTAGAATCTCTTGATAGCCCTAGATATGAACCTAGAGAAATTGTTGCTATGACTCAACTTATTACTGGATATGCTAACCCTTTTAGAAATATTAGTAGAAATTGGGATGGTATGTATGTTAGAGATACTAAGGGACAATTATATGTTTATGATAAGGAAAAAAAACACACTGATGGTCAATTAGGTGCATATGTTGAGTCACCTGACCCTCCATTAAAGGTTCAAGAAAAAAGAAGTAAATTACTGGAAGAAAAGAAAAAAATATGGTTAGAAGGTGGTTATCCTTCTTGGGGTAAATTTGTTGCTAGTGCTACTGAAACTGGAGGTAAAAGTTACGTTAAGGGTTTAAATGACTATTTGCAAGTTGGTAATAAAAGTCCAGTAGAAAGCATCGCGGGAGTTAAAATTAAAGTTCCTAGAGGTAAGCAAGAACCAATTCCTATTACAGATGAAATTAAAGAGGCATATAAAAATAATAGTATGTCTCTTGAAGAATTTAAAACATTCCTTATAGATAAATATCCTCGAATACTTTCGACTACTGAAGATGGTAAAACTATCGCGCAAGTTGTTTCTGGTAATTGGGCTCAATTTGAAGAATATAGAACAGGTTTAGCAAAGGTTTTAAGAACAAAAGAAGATAAATATGGGCAAGAACTACTAGACCGTTTTGATGAGTTCTTTGAAAGTTTAACAGAACAAGAGTTGAAATATTTCGAAAAACCTGTTGCTGAATCCGGAACCACTTCTCATGGATTAGTTAGGGCAAAAGATGGTAGAGTAGAAACCAAAAAAAGAAGATTGAAAAATCTCAAAAGTTTATATGTAGTATTAACTTCAGCGGTAAGTGATTTGGAATTACAACCTAGTCAATTGACTAATCTTCGTTATATTATTAATAGAGTAAAAGAACATATGCAAGACCTTATCGCTACTAGAGAAGAAGATGATTCTGAAGAAGAAGATTTGACAGAAGAACACCGAAGGCAGTTAGAATTTTGGCATGATGTATATGATGAGGCACTAAATATTAGAGAATATTTACCGCCTACTGAAGATTATGCGGGTGATGAATATAAAACTTATCATAGGGAACAAGTCGCTGAATTATTAAAAGAAGTTAGTGATTTATTGTCTAAATTAGATACAGATAAAGACCCTAAAGAAGAGGATTATTTTGATTTAATGGTTACATTTGAAGGGTTACATAGAAATATGGAAGAGTTAGAAATCCCAAGTTGGACACCTAAAAGGAAAGAAATTGAAAAGGCTATCGGTAAAATTGAAGCAAAATTAGAAAAATTTTATGGAAAATTATCTAATGAGGATTTGAAGAAATTTAAAGATTTGATGAAAGAGATGGGCATTTTAGATGACAAGAAGGGTAAAGCACCAAGATTAGGTAGAAAGCGTAAGAAGTATAAAACGTTTTCAACTGAAAGAAAGAAAATAATTAGATTATATGTGGACGCATTAGAAAGAATACGTAAACGTTTATATTACAAATACATAACAGATATTGAGATGGAACGTGGGATTAGCCAAAGAGTTCGAGAAAATAACAATAATAAGATTAGGATTATTTTAGATTTTTACTTCCCAAAATTTACAGTCTTACCAAAAAGTGATACTGATAGGAAAAAGCCGTTATCACAAAAAGATGTAGATTCACATAGACGTAGATTAATTGATGCCGTGTGGCAACAAAGGAAAATTAGCCTAAATGATTACCCACATTTATATGATACTAGAACCAATGTTGCGGGTCATGAAGTTAAAACCCATAGTAAAAAGAAAATTACAGAAGATGAGGGGGCAGAAGATATGTATGGCCCACTTGATGAACAATTAGTTGGTGAGGTTCAACAATTAATTAATGATGATGATGATGAAATCATTGATGATGATGATATGGGTGATTTCGCAGAACTTGCAGAATCTGAACAAGATTTATCTGAAGCATTAGGTGATAAAGAGGGTCAACCACTAACAATGGAAGAAATGCAAAATCTTTTACAGGAGAGAGAAGATAAAAGAGTGGAAGAAGCCAAAGAGAAAGATGAAAGCGGTGAAAAAGATGAAAAGGATGAATCAATTACTGCTGATATACAAAAGCCGGTTCCCGATACAAGTAATAGGATAGAATTACCTGAACAAAGAAGAAGAGATATGGAAAGGTTATTGGAAGATGACCGCAGAATAAGGGAGGAAGAAGAATGACTTGGGAAATTATTTTAAAAAATGCTAATTCTATTTATAGGCGGGCTAAAGAAAAATATATGATATATTGGCAATATGCTCAAAATTTGCCAGGAACAGGAGAAGTGGCAACATTAGATTGGAAAGTCCTTAACTTTATTAATGCGCGTTTAGCAGAAAATATTCCTGACGAAGTTATTATTGACGGAGTTGGGAAACTTGCGGAATCTTACGTAATGTTTGGTGATTCAGAATGACATGGTTTGAAGTAATAAAAGAAGATAGTCCAGCGTTGGCTAGTCTATCACAAAAAGAAAAAAAGAGACTCAAAAAGGTTTTACAAGCAGCAGAACCTTCAGAATACTTTGGTCAAGACTTTACAAGAATGGGAGAATTGATTGATTTAATGCGAGAATTAGATTTAGTTAAGGGGGATAAAAAAATGCAAAAGAAAATGAAATCTATTTCTGAGCAAAATGTAGATGTTGTCGCTATGGCTGCTAAATTGCGAAAGGAATATGAAGAAATGTATAGAACACTTCGACAGATTGTATATCCTAAAAGTAAGGGGTTGAGAAAGAAATGAGTTGGGATAAAATTTTAAAACGCAGTAATGATGATGAAATTAAAAACATAATGAAATCTTATGTTGCATTAGAAAAGATTACTGATATGATTATGAATGATTTGGAAGTCAAGTTTATTCCCCTCTTAGAAAATGGTAATTTTGAACAAGCAAATGCTCAATGGGAAAAAATGCGTGGCGGTATTATGGATTTAGAAGGGACTATGGAAGGTGTAAAAGAAGCCAACGCTTTTATCACTAGATTATTAGGTGATGCTTAATGAGTAAAATGGATTACGCAAAAGCAAATTCTGAACTCAGACACCATATTATTTTAATGCTTGACCATTTTGATAATCAAGATGAAGCGGGTTGGAACAAACTACTTAAAATTGCAAGATTTGTGGTGGAGGTAGATTATAAATGAGCGAAAAAACAGATAATGAAACGCTGGAAATTCTGAAATTATTAGTGGAAAAAATCCAAAAACTAGAACAAACAGTCTATGATAATGATAATATCTTAATGAAGTCAGGCTTTGTTAAGGTTGATAGTCCAAGTCCAAGATTACAAGCAGGAGATGGAATTATTCCGGATTCAGATACAATTGCCAAGATGAGTTGGGATGAAATTAATAATCTTGTTACAAAATTAGGCGGTGCGTCAATATGAATACAGAAGAAATCTTAAAAAAGTTAGAAGAAATTAAAGTAGATGCTATGAATAATCTTAGCAGTTCTGAAGAAACAAGTGTTTTACAATTAGAATCTGAAACAGAAATGCCTCTCGATGAAGATGCTGCTGGTGAAGATACTAAGAAAGAACCTATTTTGGGTGAAAAACATAAAGACCCTTATTATCGTAAAATCCGTAGTTTGAGTCGAGTTACTCCTATGGATGGTGCAGAAAGTCCTCCTGAAGAAATTTACACTAGTGGTGAAAAGAAAGCCATTACTACTGAAAGTATTCAGGCTCAGTTGGATGATTTAAAAAAGGCAGAAAGTGTTACACTTACAGGAAAAGCCCAATTGATGCATCCACCTATACCTGAAGAATTAGTTGATAATTTATTACAAACAGTTCAATCTTTTCAACGTGCCAATGGGCCTAAAAGTTTACCTAGATATAGGGCTGGTGCGTGGAATCGCCTGATTGCCTCTTTACAAAATATTAAAAAGTGGCAAGATGAAACTGCTCAAAAAAGAAATCAGTGATTATATGCCACTAAGCGGCCTTAAGTTTGAAAAGGATACAAATCCTCTTTCTAGGCGCATTCAGCGTCTTTTTGAACGGACTAGGGCTGATTATCTTTCGGCTAAACAAGAGCCAAAAGAATATGGTAAAGATTGGAAAAGAGCCGTTGATAAATTAATTAACATTTATGCAGGAACTGATGAACTTTCAACTAATCTTAAAGAAATCCTTGACGAAAAGGATTTAGAATCTAATGATGCAAAGGACCCAGAATCAGTTACTGCACATAAAATCTATTCAGCAGTTAAAAATCTAAGATTTGAATCTAAACACGTTAAAGACCCATTTTCAAAGAAATTTAAAGATAACGTCCTCGATGAACTATTAAGCAGTAAAGAGCATCTTGCATTATTTATTCATTGGTCGCTTAGAAGTGACAGAAACGCGCTTCCTAGAGCATTTTGGAAGGAATTGTTGCCCAAAGGCGACCAAATTACGGACGGGTTTGACGGACTAGACCTACATATCAAGGACATACCCACCTATATTACTGAACATTATGGGGATGAGAAAAATACACAGGGGGTTAAAGCAAAAGTTAAGGGTGCTATGTCCTTATTCAAGCCTTTGTATGTAAAGTTCTATTCTCAATCCGAATGGGATGCTCTCGTCGGCCTCGACATAGAGAAGTCTGAAAAAGATAAAGGGGATATTAACTTCCTTATACCTAATAAGCCAATGTATCGTATTTTCGATGTAGATGATATTAAAGAATTACGCGGGTTTACAGGCGATTGGTTAGTCCAAGAGAAATACGACGGAATGCGAATACAATTACACAAAATTGATAATAAAGTTAAAATTTATTCATATAATGGTAATGACATTACTGATAAATGTAAGGAACAAGTTAAAATTCTTAAAGAAAAGAAATTTGGCGAATGTATATTAGATGGAGAGTTAATGTTGTTTGAAAATGATAAACCTCTTCATCGCGCACAAGTTATTGCTCATGTGTTTAAAGATAAAAAAACTGATGGTGAATTAAAAATTCATGTGTTTGATATTATGCGCCATAATGACCGCGATTTGGCTGATTCTCCCCTCCAAGATAGAATTAATATTTTATTCCAAAATTATTCAATACATTCTGATGAGAAGTTAGCATTCCCATCTAAGAAAGATACCAGAATTGCAGATAGTTTAGCAGATATTAAGCGATATGGTAAAGAAATTATGAAAATTCCAACATCGGAAGGTGTAGTAATCAAAGACCTTACTTCCACTTACATTAAAGGGGCAAAGAAGAATCCAAAGTGGATAAAATGGAAGAAATTTGTTGATTTAGACCTTATGGTTTTAGATAAAAAGACTACAAAATCTAATTTAAATTCTTATACTCTTGGGGCTGGCCCATTAACTATGGAAGAGGCTCGTAAATTACAATCTGAGAAGGTAAATGGTAGATATTATTTAAATGTTGGTAAAGCACTTAATACTAAAATAGATGTTGAAGTTGGTAAAATTATTAGAGTCAAGGTTGATGAGGTTAAAAAGAATAGAAAGGGCCAATTTAGAGTTTTTACTGCTAAAGTTATTGAGATTCCCGAAGTCGAGATGCCTGATAAATTGATTACTTTAGAATTACTAGCGGATGCTGACGGTGATGTTAAAAATTACAAGGCAAAGGCATTAACTAAAGGATTTAGCATTACAGATGAAATTCATGGAGAAACTGAAATTATTCTTAAACATGATATGGATGGATTTACAATTTATGGATTTAAAAATGATAATTTAATGTCTAAAAACGCTCTAGTAGATTTGGATTTAGTCAAAGAAGAAATTAGCAAATTATTGAAGATGAAGAAAGGAAAACTTAGAGTTCATATTGCTAACTTTTTAAGAGAACAAAATAAACCAACCAAATTAGAAGATATTATTAAAGATATATTGGAACATAAAGAAATCGCTAAATTGTATGGTGAATTATTTGATGGGGATGAAAAGAAATTTGCTGATTATTTGTTAAATCAGGCTGATGAGATTATCCATCAAGGTAAAGGTGAATATACTGCATCAGATGTTAAGGATGAAAAATTTATTACTGACCACAATAAACTTCAAAAAGAAGAATACAAAACACCTGAAGAATATAGAAAGGGTAAATTTAAGTTATATCTTAGAAAGGATGAAAATTTAAATTTGACTTTTCGTTTAGGTGATGAAACTATTGGTTGGGAAATTGATATTAAATCTATAGATAATGTATTTGATTTGTTTGGTAAGGCTGGTAAATACCCTGCTAGAGTCCAAGAAACAGTTTCAAAGGAAAAATTGGTTGATGAAGGAGATGTAGAGTTAGGTGTTCAAAGACATGGTTATCATGAATATATGCTTAAGGGTAAAAAATTCGAAACTAAGTTACATTTAAGAGTTGTAGACCTAAAAGACCAAAAGCAATGGATAGCATTTTCAAGTTTTACAAAAGAACCCGTAGAACCGTCCACAGATGACGGAATATGGGATATTAGAGAGGACAAGAACAAGGATTTGTCCTTTGAATCACTTGATTAGGTTTTCCTTTAAGTAGTCAATCGGAGATGATGATACATGGCGACCGCATCGCTGCAATTGAACCGTTCAATTAGACCAAATTCAAAATCCGAATTTCAAATTCTAAAATCAGATGATTTACATATTGGAGGGTATGCTTCTATTGAAATTGTTGATAAACAAAACGATTTGATTACATTGGAAGCATTACATGACGCTGTTAAAAAGTTCATGAAAAATCCTAAATACACTAATGTAATGAATAATCATTCAAATGTTCAAGTCGGAGAAGTAGTAAAGGAATATAGAGATACTTCCGGCAGATTATGGAAAACAGACGTTGATGATGTTGGGTTTTTTGTAGTAATTAAATTAAGAGATGATATTGAAAAGGCTAAGGAAGTTAGTCGGGATATTAGAAAAGGCACTCTTCGTTCTTTTAGTATTGGAGGTCAAGCACTTGAAAAGCGTAAAAGAACGAATGAAGAACTTGGTAATTATAACGAAATTAGTAAGTTGGAATTGCATGAAGTAACTATTTGTGAAAAAGGCATTAATCCAGAAGCAAAATTCGATATATTAAAACAAGATAATGGTGATAACATGACAGATGTAACAAAAGCACTAGAAGAACTGAATTCTCTCCTTAAAGAAATTAAAGGCGAAGAAGTAGCAAAATCCCCTAATCCCAAATCAATGGGAGAAGAAGGGGCCAACCTAGAATTAACGGATGGTGAAGAAAAAATGACAGGTGAATATTTAGACACTGATGAAGCAGAACCTGAAACTCAAGAAGAGTTAGAGTTAGCCGATGAATCCGAAGATGATTTGGAATTGGCTGCAAGCGAAGAATTAGAAACAGAAAAGAAGTCAAAACCAACTATGTTGTATGAAACACAATTAGTTGATGAGGCTGGTTTAACTGTTGTTGAAGGTGGACAGCCAAAGAACAAGCATGGGCAAAGAGCAGAAATGGATATTCCTGCTGGAACAGAAGCAAAGAAATCTATTTATTCTGGAGATACCCCAACATTGGATTTGAGCCACGAAAACCTTGAAAAAGCGTATGCTGAATTTAAGGCTGAGCAAATGGAAAAGATGGCTTATGAAGATATTAAGGCGGGTTTCCAAAAGCGATTTGATGCTGAAGTTGCTCAAAAAGCAGATTCAATTGCGAAGGCAGAATATGACCCTCGCGCAGAAGTAAACGAACTTAAAAAGCAATTTAGTGAGTTAATTGACACACTAAAAGGTGAGAAGGAAAATGTTATCCGAAAGCAACAACAGGCTATTAATGATTTAGATATTCCTTCAGGTAATGAATTGGCTAAGATGGATTGGAATGAAGTCCATTTGGCTATGGCTCGACTAGAGCGCAATTTCCGCTGAATACGACGGATTAAAAAAAGGTGATTTAAAATGGTAAAATATATTAACACAATTGCAGACCTTGAAGCCGCCACTTATGGAACATTTGGCGGAACAAGCGATGTTCTGAAAAGTGGTGGGTCTTTACTCGGACTTCACACAGCCCACGATACAAACGCAACCAACGCATTTGTTGGAACTGCGGCAGCAAACTTGAGTAACTTGTATAACGTAATTTATGGACAGAAAGTTTGGTCAATGCTCAATCAAGAGATTAACCCACTTTCTATTCTTCCTAAGCGACCATATTCTTCAAGCGGTTGGCGCGTATTAATTGACCGACCTGCTGGTGGAAGTGCAGCCGCTTTTGCGATTGGAACACAAGATATTACTGCTACGCCCACTTCTGATATGAGCGCACCTTCAGCCGATAGTATCGGTGGTGTGAAAGAAAACCACGCTTTGAATAGTGTTGGACTTTCTGAACTATCTCCAGAATATGCGACCTTATTTATGAGTCCTAAGACTGTTGCACATATGTTCGGTTATTCCGAAGTTGCA